ATGAACTACTAAGAGAAGCCAAAGCAGCCGCGCATGCGGCAGGAGCGGCGCAACAGAGCATCACAGACCGCGGAGAGAAACAGAGTTAATGCACTGGGAATGGAACTTCAACCTAGGAACAATACTACCTTTAATTTTCTCTGCAGGAGTGTTCTACGCAATAACCAAAACTGATATAAAAGCTCTGAAGGACAACATAGTGGAGATACGATCTTCATTGGCCCGACAGACCGAAACGCTTTCACAGCTCGCGGTGCAAAAAGCGCAGTTGGAAAGTCAAGCAGCCTTTATCGTCGAAATACAAAAAGCACAGCGTATTATAGATCAAAGGCTTTACGATCTATCCCGCGGGCGAGGTTTCATTCAAGGTAATGGAGAACGCTCAGGCATTAACGGGGGGTTCCCGTGAGGTTTCTCATTGTCGATCCACAAGGCAACGGCCTCGACTTCGCTATGCGCTCCCAGCGCGCGGGGCACGATGTCCGCTTGATGATTCGACAGACCGAGAAGACGAAGCACATCGGCCGCGGGCTAGTCAACGTCGTGGACGACTACCGGCCCTGGATTCGGTGGGCCGATCTCGTCTTCATGACCGACAATACGCGCTACACATACGATCTCGATACGCGCTGGCGACCGGAGGGAATCAAAATTGTCGGGGCCTCGATTGCCACTGCTGCTTGGGAGATCGACCGTAACGTCGGAATGAATGTCTTCAAGAAGGGAGATGTCACGATCCCACCGTACAAAGAATTTCGTGGCTACGAGGAAGCTGTTGCTTACGTTAAGAAGCGGGACGCCCCACTCGTCTCTAAGCCGAGTGGGGAAGTTGAAGACAAATCGCTCTCGTACTGCGCGAAATCGGCCGAGGACATGCTCTATATGCTCGCCCGGTGGAAGAAGCTCGGAAAAATAAAATTCCCGTTCATACTTCAAGAGTTTATCCCTGGCATTGAGATGGCCGTGGGAGGGTGGTTCGGCCCGCACGGATTCAATGCAGGCTGGTGTGAGAATTTCGAGTTCAAGAAATTGATGAACGACGACAAGGGGGTCGCCACCGGGGAGCAAGGAACTGTACTTCGGTACGTGCGAAATTCTAAACTCGCATCGAAAGTTCTCACTCCCCTCATCCCCCAACTCAGCAAAGAGCGATACGTTGGGTATGTTGATGTCAACTGTATCGTCGATGACCATGGTGTTCCTTGGCCCCTGGAGTTCACGATGCGGCCGGGATGGCCGACATTCAACATTCAGCAACCTCTGCACGAGGGCGATCCGGCAGAGTGGCTTCTACAGCTCCACGACGGTCGTGACGCCGGTATTTTCTCGACTGAGAAGGTATGCCAGGGCGTAGTCGTCAGCATGCCAGATTACCCGTACTCGCACGTCACCCGGAAAGAGGTCGTCGGGGTGCCCATCTATGGGCCAATCGAGCCGGACTACACGCACCTTTGCGAGTGCAAGCTCGGGGTGGCAGCGCATAAAATCAAGGAAAGCATCGCCGAAATTCCAAGCGTGGTAACAGCGGGGGACTATGTTCTCGTCATGACGGCGACCGGAGAAACGGTCAAGGCCGCGAGCGACCTTTGCTACAAGCGCCTGAAAGCGATCCATCTTCCCAACTCTCCTATGTACCGGACGGATATAGGGCGGCGGCTGAGAAAGCAACTTCCCCTGCTACATGCGCATGGGTACGCTAAGGGGTTGGACTATTAAGCGCATCAAGGATCGCGCGTACATGGTTGCCGGTCGCTCCGCAATATCCCGCATAGGCATTGGGAACATTGATTTCCCACTTCTTGATGCACTGCCATATTGCTTCAAACTCAGGCGATTTAAGCATTTCAGAGGTCGGACCCGGCCACGGTATTTTTACGGCCGCGCTTGGTTCTCCATCAACAATTAATCGCGGGGATAAGGCATTGTCCCCATCTCGCATCAAGTCGTCATTCGGATTCGTCATCCCCAATCCTCCTTCATGTCCCAGTCTCGATAACCGTAGCGTTCCATCCAAACTTGTCGGAGTTGTGGTAATGAACGAAGCTGCCAGGATCGAAAGCCTTTAATGCGTATGGGCTCGCAGTCAAGCTCACGCAGGAAGTCACCGACAATTTTCTCCCCCGCCAGGTACTTGGCCCCAGCCGGAGCACGATCCCTGAAGTCATCCAGCAAGGCCTTGGTCGTCGGGAGATGCAGCGTGCCGGGTATCTTGAAGCCAGGCAGCACGCCATCCCCCAAGAGAGCATCGAACCACTGCTCCACCGCGTTCATGCTCGCCCGCTTCTGCTCGAACAGCGCGGCGGTCTCGTAGACCTGTCGAGGGTGCCAGTCCTTCAAGTCCCAGTTCTGTAGATCGTACAGCATGGCAGGGAGCCCGCCATTGCCTAGCTCGTGATGCAAGCCGTTGAAGTACGGCACCCTCTCCTTGGGCCGCTTGGCGTAGTAATCATTAGCATTGAACACGGCGTACCTGCGTTCATCGAGGCTCGCCGGCACGACCCAACTGGCGTTGGCGGTCATGATGATGTGCAGACGATTGAGCCATTGAACGGCATCGACACCTTTCTTTTCTACCATAAGAACGTTTTCTGTAATGAGTCCTTTGAGTACGCTTTCGCCCTTTTTGTCTCCGGCCCAAAATGCTTCATCCACATAGAGGAGCAAACAGGAACGTAAGTGCCCATTGAAGTTTCCTGTAAGGTGGCTCTGCGAAAAAATGTGAAGGGCGTGCTCACCAAATACGCGCGCAATTGCATTGGCAAAAAATCCCTTCCCAGCTCCCTTTCCACCCCTAAATACAAGCGCGACCTCTGGCATAACTCCGGGATTTTGAATGCTCCATGCGGTCCAACGCAGTATGTATTCATAGGCTTTGTGATCCTTGTCCGCGAGAACATGATAGATGTGATCCTGAATGCCGTGCCACTCGCCTTGCTTCGGTTGCGTCCCAAACCCACGCCACAGGTTCAACTCGTTCCGCTCCGTCACTTCCGGCTTGGCGGGGTCGAGGATGACCGTTTCGTACTGCCGGCGCTGCTTGCTCAACACCCACGCCGCTCCCAAGGGAAACAGCTTATCTCCCACCTTCATGTGCTGGTTGGAGAACCACGTTTTGAAATTGTCCGGGGTGTACAGCTCCAGTTGCTTCCCGGTCCCGATTTGATTGGGAATAAACTCCCCGACAAGGCACTTGCCGCCCATATTGCGGATCATGAAGAAGCGTTCGTTCACCCGCCCTATCGCGTCATTAACAGGAGACTTATACCCGTGCAGGCCAGCCAGATGACTGAGCGTCCCCAGCGTGATCTTAGGACCAGGATAGGGGCGTGAGAACGACTCCCAGGCTTTCTGCTGGCCTGCAGGATCAAACTTGCTTGATGATTTCGACCACGCATCCCATATTTCACGGGCTCTAGCACCCCATCCCGTCCAGTGCAAAGCAGCTCCAACTTTGAGCCACACGTCTCGATTGTCAGCAGGTATGCACCGGAGCCATTCGAGTATCTTGTTTTCTTCGTCTTCGCTCCAAGCGGGCGGCGCTCGGGCCGTATCGGGCGCCAATATGGCTTCGTTGACACCGGACCGTGTTGCTGTGCTCGGCTGCGGATCGGACGGTTTGAGTTTGCGTAGGGCGAAATCAAGTAGCGCGCCAGGGAGTTCAGGGAGAGCTTTGGTGACGTGACGCCACTGGTAGACTTTGCCAGACGCATGAAGCGACGGCGGGGCGACGACATAGGCACCATCGGACCGAAGCTCCAGACCTTCTATTTTGTGGGTAGGGACCAATCCACTATCAGGGTAGGCGAAATAAAAATGTCTTCCTTGCTCCCTACCAGTTTCAACCATCCACTCAGAGGAAAGGGAAGCATTGTGTAGCCCAAGCACCCACTGGAGGGCTTCCCATCCTTTAGGACCATCCACGTCAAGCACGAGGACGCCAGAAACTTTCCCGCACGCGATGGCAATATTAGCGTAGGGGTAGTCGGTCCACCATTGGATGATGACGCTTGCGTCTTTTGTGGCATTCTTAACCCCGTGCGGAACAAGTGAAGCGATCGGGTGTTTCCCCGGCGACTGGCACATGGGGTTGCCACATGCGCAGCCCGCGGCCGTAGGCCACCACAGCGGCAGGACGTGCGCCCCAATGCGCGCGAGATGCAGCGCCGCCTGCAGCATCTTGTCGTCCATGGGGTTATGCCGTCAGTGCGCTATGCGTTGCAGCCGCAGTTTTAGTTCGCCAGTCGCCAGCGCCGAAGCGGGCTCTCAGCTCCGCTTCGTTGTCATCGATCAGATTCAACAACTCAGGCAGGCGATCGATTGGCGGCTTCTTCTGCCGCGACAGGAACGTGAGGAGAATGTTGATCGACGCGTTGAGGTTTCGGTTGTGAACGGCGAACTTTGGGTCCGTTGGGGCGATGTCGATCGCCAGCAGCCTTTGCAGTTGCACGATGGCGAGCTGATACAGATGATCGAGATCGTGCGGACTTAGCTCCGGTTCGTCCAGCTTTTTTGACCAATTTTCGACGTTTGCCAGGGCGTCCGCTTCGACCTGTTCCATTGGCTGCACGTTTGCCTGCAGCCTTTGAAACTCTGCGAACTGGCGTGTCAGTTCCTCCCGGCTTGGCCTCGTGTCGTCGTAGCGCATTGAGCCTCTCCATGACGTGCTTCGCCCGTTGATTGTCATTCATTTGGGGCGGAATGGGGAAACCCATCCGATCACGGATCGCCTTCTCGAGCAAGGCGAGGCGGTTGAACGCGCGTACGCCGCGAGGGCCACGGGGATCGCGTCCATTTGTCCATGTCTGGACGGTCGGCCGGGAGCGCTCGAACCACACGGCAGCATTCGACACGGACATTTCGGCCGTGACCAGCGCCCTGCTGAGGCGTTCGGAGAAAGAAAGTTGCGACTTCATAGGTTTGTTTTCCTTTTAGTGAAAGCAAGCCACTAACCCTAGCGCTAAGATCACTAGGGGTAGTAGGTGCACTAGCAGCTCTAGCGTCATCGCCGCGGCGGCATCCGCATCGCCGCCTGCAGGGCCTCCGCAACCTGCGGAGGGGGAGGGGGCGCCCCAGCCATGCCGTACTGAGGAGACACGACTGGCTGGGGCTGGGCCGGCTGCGGGGGGGACACAGGGGGGGCTGCGTTAGCAGCCGGCCGTCTCAAAAACTCGGGGATGTCAGGCATGCCCGGCGCCGCCGCTACGGGCGTCGCTGGCGTGGGAGGCAGGAATTGAGGGGCCTGGGAAGCGGGCGGGGCGATAGCGGGTTCCTGAGCCTTCCTGGGGCGGCCAGGGCGCTTAGGGGCTTCCTGCACAGGTGCAGACGCGGGTGACGATGCAGTAGGGGCAAAAGGGGCCTGCCCATTACCTTCCTGCCGCGGCGGCAACTGAAACTGCGCCGCTTGCTGAGCACCTTGCGGGTAGACCGGAGCGCTTTGCTGTGCACCGGCCGGGTAAACCGGTTGGCTTTGATGCGCGAGCTGCGCGTACTGCGCCCGAAGCCCGATCGCCTGCTTGACGATCTCCGGGTCGGCCGGCACGTCGTTCAACCCGACTGCCGCCACGTCAAGCTCTTGATCGTAGATGTAGTCGATCATCTGGAGCGTGTGCGTGTCGTCCGCCCATCCCACGGGCTCGAATTTGAGCTTGGGATGCGACGCTTGCGGGTCGAACGTCAGGCGCGTCACCATGTCCCCGATGTCCACCTTGCGCTGTCCGCCCGTCGCTTGCTGAGACAGGAACTTTGCGTAATCCTTCATAGCTTTGAGCGAGTCCGGGGGAACCTGCAGCTCGTACACGTTCACTGCGGGATCGCCGGGAATAATGAACGCAAGCTTTTTGCGATCGGAGCACGCCTTGCTGCCCTTCCCCGTTTGAGGATTGATCTTGCTGTTCATCTGGTTATGCGGGCACGTCGAGCACAGTGGAGACTGCGGTTGCAGCGCGTTGGTGCTCGGGCCAACCCCGTTGTCGCTAAAGCATGCCGGGGGGTCGCCACTGTCAGGATTATATGGGCCTGGGAAATACAGCTTTGAATCCTTCGGATTGGCCCGGATAATCACCACGTCGAGGTAGAGATTGGGAACCAACGTCTCGACACCGTTGGCGTCGATCAGCCGGAACCGAGCGGCACGGATGGAGCAATGCGCCCCGCGGGAAATGCCAAGCCCTTGCGTGGCATCGTCGCTAACTGAAACTCGACGCTGGCGCGAAGCCAGTACTTCCGGTAGTCCTGCTTGTGCGTTCATGTCACTTCCTTATGTTGCACCTTCGCCAATACTCGATCGTCACGCCGGGAGGCGGCTCGCCGCCCGACTTGTCGAGGTAATCCTTCACGGGGTCGAGAAGCACGCCGATGTCCAGCATCCCCCACCCGTCATGTTCCCGCACATGCTCCAACAAAACGTCGCGGTTGTCAACCTTGGGCTTTAGACCAGTGCTGATATAGGCAGTACCGGCATGCGTCTTGACGTTCTTTTCGCCTTGCTCATCCAATTTGAGCATGACAAAATTCTTGATGACTTTCATCGCTTCAGTGTAAGGGCGCATGGCCTCTGCCTGCTCTTTCCCTAGCGCTTCCGCGTCGGCTTCAAGCGCGCGGTATTGCTTTACAAGCTCCTCCATGGTGTAGGGCACTTGTGACTCAGCCATGGAAAGCACTCCAGATGAAAAGCACTAACAAACAAGTAACGAAACCAGCTACAAAAATATCAATTCTGGTCATTCCCATCTCCCTCTTTGGCAAGTCCTAGAATGAGCCCCTGCATGTTCTGATTGGCGCTTAGGCGCCGGTAGATTTCCCGCTCCACAGGGGTCGAAGCAAGTCGTACAATCGTCGTATGAGTTCGTTGTCCTGGGCGATCAATACGTCGATTGGCTTGTAGGTAGATTTCAGTTCGATCTGTAGGACCGTACCAGACCACGACAGACGCAGCAAAGAGGTCAAGTCCGTGGGACATAGTGCCGGGGTCCGCGTAGAGTATATTCGGTGCGTCTCCTTCGCGTTGGAAGCATCGAAAAATATCATCTCGATCCCTGGGCTTGACTTCCCCGGTGATGCACTCGCATGAGAATCGATCATTGTCCTTGCTCCACTCCAGACCTTTCGCATAGAGCATGTTCACCACACTTGTCAAGGGTGCAAAGACAATCGTTTTCGTCGGCGCTTCGTCCAGCACGGCTTTCAATTCCGCGATGCGAGGCTTGCAGTCGATGAAGTGCGTTGCGTGCTCGTGATCGTATAGTGCGCCGCAACTAATCTGGATCAGCTTCAAGCGCAGCGCGGCCTCGTGCGCAACGGTCAACTTCTTGTCCTGCCCGAGGTCGAGGACCAACTCGCGCTTCAACTCATTGTACTTCTCTTTCTGTTCGGCGCTGAGAGCTACGTCGCGGGTCTCCTCCGTGCAGGGTGGCACGTCGGTGCAGTCGCGCATCTGGAACCGGATCGACGGCTGCAGGAGCTTGTGCGCCTCGATATGCGCCCCCGGCTTAGGTGCCCATTTGAAATTGGTAACTTGCACCATCACTCTTTTTTTGTACGACGTGTAGGGCTCTCCGAATGCTCCGTTAACGAGTTTCGCAAGTCCGTGAGCATCCAGCGGACCATTCGACGTTGGTGTGCCAGTGAGCGGCCACAGGTATGGTTTATCGGTAAAGATAGCTCTAGCGACACGAGATCGTCTTGAAGCTCCGTTTCTAAACGCCGAAGCTTCATCAACAATGACGATATTGATGTCCGGTCGGTTTTTGATCGCGTACGGAACGGTGTGCTCTTTGATGATGATCCTGTTTTTCGTGTCATATTCAATCCCCACACAGATGCCGTCGTGGTTGATGATGTAGAAGTCTACGTTTTCGTCCAGGGCACGTATACGCGCGTCGGACGTGCCATGAACGATCTTGCACTTGCGCCGGCCCATGAAGTGCGTAAACAACGCATCCGCCCACACTCGGCGCATGATGGAGAGCGGGCAAACGATGAGGGCTTTCTGGCCGGGGTTGCGCTTCATGATGAAGTCGGCGGCCCACAAGCTCGCCAGTGTCTTCATCGTCCCCATGTCGCTGAGATTGAAACTGCGGGGATGCAGGACCATGAAGTTGGTCATGATCCGCTGGTGTTCTCGCGGGTAGTATGGCGCGCGGATCGGCCAGTCGTAGTTCTCATCTGTCACCGGAGGCAGCACAGGTAGCTTTAGAAGCCTGAGCTTCTGCATGTTCTCTAGCGTGGCCTCGACGGCAATATCCCCGAAAGAATGGCTGTTGGGCCTCGTGACCTGAATCGCATCCGCATATTTCAACGCGAAGTCCTGCGTCTGCATGGGCAGGTTGGGGTAGATCAGCATGTTGCTGGGCTTGTCGTACCAGAAGGTCACTTAAGCCCCCATAGGAGGATCAAAATTGCAAGGCGTAGCGCGTCGATAACCCCACCGGCTGAAAAGAGGGTAGTAAATTTGTGTCGGATAGCAGCCATTTTTATTTCTCCGTTTCTTTCACATTTATTGCTAACACCGTAAAAGATTCACCAGAACGCAATTCATTTGAATGTTGCACAATTACAACATCACCATTAGAATATTTAATTTTAATTGGAAAATAAGATTGCAGTGGTTTATTCATCACATCAGCATACAATTTTTCATAATTAGCCATTAGCGTCGAATCCCACGAATTAAAATACGTGCGGATATGATCGATGTTGTCACCCCAGCAAGCGAAGCCCCCCGCGTTCTCGATCTGCTGCATGGTTATTGCTTGCGCGGCAGTTGGTATTTCTCCCGGCTTCTTGGTTTCAATACCAAAAAATCGTCCTTTGTAGCACCCTAGAAAATCTAGTGTGCGTTTCTGCATCCCGGTCGGCACGGGCATGAAGTACCACGCTCCAGCTTCGTTGAGCATGTCCATGACTTCGACCTTCAGCTTGCGCTCGGTCCGGGGATGTTTGAAGGTCACGGTCATGCGGCGGGCTTCGGAAAGATGATGACGTTGGGATCGCCACCTGTCTGAGGCGGGTTGGCAGCTCGGTAGATGAACATGGCCTTGATCTCGGACGCAGGGAAATACCCTTCCCCGTTAGCCACGATGATGTAGCCGTTCTTCATCAGTCGTTCGGCGGCTTTCTCCATGGAGAAGTCCTCTCCAAGGACGGAATCGGAATAGCCGCCGTTGAAAAAGATGCGGAGCATGCGTTGCGGTTGATCGTTCATTTGTATAGCTCCGATAGCAAGTTTTGATATTCATCAACTTTCTTTTTGAGGTGGCGAAGCTTTTTAAGCTGCGCTGCCGTTACTTCCGTAAGTTTATAATTGCCACGATTGTCCGGCTTTTCATCCATGTCAAACCACGGATACCACTCGTCAGTGTAAATGCGGATTTTCATTTTATTTCCCCGTACTGTTATATTCACAGTCCTTCACAGGACAATAGCTGCAGAGCGGATTAGGACGCTTGGGAAAGACGCCGGAAGCTTCCCATTGCTTCATCTGCACCCACTTGTTACGCAAGGTAATAAAGGTATCGTCAGGACGCAAGTTATACCTTTGTCCAGGCCTGCCTTCTGCAAACCAGTAGTATTCCCCGACGATGGGATCGAGCCCCGGATGGTTCGTTTTCAGCAGAAGCGCTTGACACTCCAGCTCGAACCGGTCCTCGCGGACCTTCCCCATTTTCCAGTCCACGATCCAGGCGCCGCTATTTGGCGTCATGCACGCCACGTCCAGCTTACCCCGGAACCATGCGGCTTGCGCGTCATAAGCGCACGGTCCGTCCATCGTCATGGCGAGCTTGTACTCGACGCGAACGTCTACGGTGTCAGGAAGCGCGTTGAATAGGTCGACAAGATACTGCGCAGCCTTCCACTCGTCGGGAAGGGGCATGTCCTTGCCGATGGCGTTCTCCATGGCAACGTGCATGCGCGTACCCCGGTGCTGCGCCTCCGACTTCTCTTCGTAGGGTAAATCGCGCTTTATATACTTTCTCCATGCCTTGTGCGGGCAGTTGTCGAAGTCGTTGTAGAAGCTGTAAGAGGGGATGAAGGTCACGGACTTCCTCCTATCAAGCACATGAGCACATAACCAACCATAAGACTAAGAAGTAGCCAATCGACCCAGGACATATTCACCCT